TTTTATTTGGTTTAAGGGGCGTAACACAATTACTAATCATTTGGCCCAGGATGTTATTAGGGGGGCAGGTTACGGGTTAAACCCCAATGCAACAAACGCAGAAGCAAATGGTGTAGGAACCGGATTGACTGCTTTTGGTAGCAGTGGATTTTCTTTGTCCGGTGATTTTAGCGGGGCGGGTAGCTGTAATTCAAACGGTATTACTTACGTCGGTTGGCAATGGAAAGCCGGTGGCACAGCGGTCAGCAACACTGCGGGGACTATCACCTCGTCGGTGAGTGCTAACACCACTGCTGGGTTCAGTGTGGTGACGTATACGGGGAATGGCTCGGCTACTGCTTCCTATGGGCATGGGCTTGGCACAACGCCACAATTCATCATCAGCAAATCCAGAAACAATGGTAGTGCGGATGCTGGGTATTGGGATGTGTACCATGTTTCTTTAGCTTCCCAATACGCTTTGTTCTTGCAAGGAACCAATGCGGCTTTCTTGGCTACGTCTCTTTGGGCTTCTGCACCATCCTCAACCGTTGTAAATATAGGCAATGGGTCGGGTGTAAATGCAGGTGCTGCAGCCACTTACGTCGCATACTGCTGGGCACCAGTAGCAGGTTACAGCGCATTTGGTAGTTACACGGGCAATGGCAGTGCGGATGGTCCGTTTATCTACACTGGGTTTAGGCCACGGTGGTTGATGATTAAACGAACAGACGCAGTGCAAAACTGGATCATTGTTGATACGTCTAGGGATACTTACAACGTAGCAAATAAGCGGCTGTTTGCAAACCTTTCAGATGCTGAAGATACTGGCATTCCAAACTACATGGACATGGTGTCAAATGGGTTCAAGTGTCGGGACTCTAACGTCTCATACAACGCATCCGGTGGCACATATATCTACGCAGCCTTCGCCGAGAATCCGCTAAAATTTAGTAATGCCCGCTGAGGTACAACACACATGACATCAACTGTATTTGTATCTGGTACTACCATAGCATCTGACTGGCTTAATGATGTCAATGCTGTTGTATACACTCCTAGTGGAACACCTCTTCCTAATGCCTTAGCTAATGGTACTAGTAACACACAAGGTTCATCTCTTGTTGGTTATCTTCCTGCTTCTGGACCTCCATCACCAACCATAACTGTGCAAGCTAAACTACGTGATGTAGTTAGTGTTAAAGATTTTGGAGCAGAAGGAGATGGACACACAGATGATACTGCTGCTATACAAGCAGCCATAGCCTATTGTGAATCTAGTGTTCAATATGGTGGTCGAGCCCTTTATATTCCTGGTGGTCGCTACATAACAACTGGATCTCTTACTATTAGTAAAGAGTTTCTTACTATTTATGGAGATGGTCCGTGGGAATCTCAAATTTATGCTGTTGGTTTAGCTACTAGTGCTTTAACTACTGCTGTGATGAACTACCTTCGTCCAGTATTTAACAACTTTGGTGTTGTTAATACTGGTACAGGAAAAGGTATTGATTTTGGAAACATAACGTCACCACCTGTTTTTGATGGTCAAGTTTATTTAGGTGAATTAAAAAACATATACATTGAATCAGGAGATGATGGGTTTTATGCCCCGCATTTCTTTTCTATGTCTATGATCAATGTATCTTCTCTTAGTCGATCAGGACATTCTTTTAGAGTTGCTTGTGGTCCTGGAGTAAATTGGATTGGTTGCTACGCCTTACAATGTGGACCGGGCAAAGCAGGCTATAGGCTTCGTGGCGGCATTCTGATGAACGCCTGCAATGGCCTAAATGAAGGTGACTTCTGGGGCGTCTTTGGCAGCAACCCCTCAAACCTTGACGGGTTCCAAAACGATTTTGATGACAACGATTTCCCTGACATCACGCTGTTGAATTGCAACCTTGAGCGTTGGGGCAGTCTGACCACCGGCGGCGAGGCAGTTCGCGTTGTCAACACCTACCGCTCCTTCACGTTCATAGGCGGGAAGATTGACCGGTTCGATTTGGCAACCAATTACTCTGCCATCATCAACTGCTTCACCGGGTCCAACGGCGGTACCGAGCCTGTGCGTCTAGGCATAGGAGCGCTGTTCCTTGGTGGTGGCACACCATCGTTGGCTAACTTGTATTCGTCTGGTCAAGCGTTCTACCTTGACATCAACGACCAGTTCTACGTTAGTGGCATCACTTCATTCAAGCAAGGTTCTACGGTTTATCCAATCTTGAGACAATGGGTAGCTGGTGATGTGTATGGTGATAATGCTCACTACTTTAATGCTATTTCACCCAGGCGTCTTAGTGTGCAGATGGTTCGATATGCAGAGCCACCAATAGCACTAACACCATCAGGTGCTGGTACAACTATTGATGTTACTGGTTACACTAAGGTAATCGTAACAGCATCCCCAGGAACTACTCTTACAACAGCTACATTTAATGCTACCCCAAATACTGTATCTGACTATGGTCGTAATGGAGATTTGTTGATTGAGGCTACTAATGGAAACCTAACAATTAACCATTCTGCATCTGGTGGCAATACATTTAAGTTGTCAGGTGGTGTTAACGTAACTATGGCAACTGGACAAGTAATGCGTTTCTGTAGATCAGATACCAATAGCAACTGGTGGCAAGTTTAATATTTAACTAGGATTAATTATGGCCTCAACTGTTTATGTTGACCTTGTTGGACCACCAGTCAATGCTGCTTGGTTAAATGACGTTAACAACTTTGTTTATAACCCAGCAGGTGTTGTTGTTTATGAAAATGACAACACACTTTCAACTAGTTACACTATCGGTACAAACAACAACGCTATGAGTGCTGGTCCTATTACCATTGACACTGGTGTTTCTATTACGATCCCTTCTGGATCTTTTTATTATATTTTTTAAGGAAAACTATTGTGACTATAACTATCAATGGTAATGGAACTATTTCTGGTTTGACTTCTTCTGATGTTCCCCAAGTAAATGCTAGTTCTAAAGTTCTTGTTGGTGGCCCAACTACTAGCACTTATGGATGGGGCTTGCAAACTTATGGAAACACTACTACTCGTGCTTCAGACATCATGGGATGGAGGTTTTCTCCAGACACAAATAGCGCAATTCTTGGTCTATTTAAAACGCGAGGCGCAACTGCATCTGATACAACTACGCCAGTTCAAACTAATGACTTTCTTGGTGCAATTGGGTTTTACGGATCAGTTGGTTCTGCTGGTATAACAAGTTATGCTGCTATTAATGGATTTGTTGATGGCACAGTATCTTCATCGCCAGTTACACTTGATACCGCTATTTCCATTTCTACTTCTGCAACTGAACGGTTTCGAGTTGGTAGTTCTGGTGAAGTATCAATTCAAAAGAAACTTCTTGTTGGTGGTCCTACTACCAGCGCAGGCGCTCAAGGTGTTCAAGTCTACGGACTGGCCTCCACTGGTGCGCAGAACATCTTGCAACGGGCGTTTTCCGACACCACAACCGGCGCCAATCTTCTGTTGCTCAAAACTCGCGGGACGACTGCTACGTCTACCACTGCGGTGCAAAGCGGCGACACTCTAGGGTCAGTGGTGTTCTTGGGCTCAGACGGAACGTCAAACCAAGCGTTTGGCGCCATTACCGGTTTTGTTGACGGCGCTGTTTCGGCTGGCACCGTCCCTACGGCAGTCTCGATCACCGCGGGCACCACTTCCGGCACCGAGCGGATGCGCATCACCAGCGCCGGCCTGATGGGCATCGGTACGGGCACTCCGGCATCTAGCGCCATTGTGGATGTCACCTCGACGACACTGGGCTTCAAGTTCCCGGTAATGACCACCACGCAAAAGAACGCCATTGTCAGCCCTGTTGCTGGCCTAGTGATCTTCGACTCGACACTCGCCAAACTTTGCGTCTACTCTGGATCGGCCTGGCAGACCATCACCTCGGTGTAATCATGACCTTACCTCAACTTCCTATTGACAAAGCTAACCATGCTATTTATGGTGCCCTAATCTTTATTGTTACTTTCTTTTTTTCACACAGTGCTGTTATAGCTGGTTGCATTGTTGTCTTCTTTGCTTTAGCTAAAGAGGGTAGTGATGCCCTCATTAACTATCGAACTACTGGAGACCCTATGCACGGTCCTCATGGTGTAGAAATCCTTGATGCACTAGCAACTTGCTTTGGTGGTATCCTTGCTGGATTGCCTCTAGTTATCCAACGTCTGTTCTAACAAGGTATCTCATGGATTCTCAATCACTGATCAATGTAATGCTTGGTGTAGCTTGTACAGTGATTGGGTGGTTAGCCCGAGAGTTGTGGACTGCTGTCAAGGATCTTCAAGCAGACTTAGTTAAGCTTTCTGTAGAGCTTCCTAAGACATATGTTACTAGGGACGATTACAGGGAAGACATAAAAGGGATCAAAGAGATGTTAGCCAAAATCTTTGACAAGCTTGAAAAGAAAGCTGACAAATAATTAGGTGCCTCAATGAGTAATTCCCCTATGTACGTTCCAGGTAGCTGGAATGTTATCTGTGATGTGTGTGGTAGGGAATACAAGGCTTCTGATTTAAGGCAGAGGTGGGATGGTTTAATGGTTGATGGGGATTGTTGGGAACCCAGACAACCTCAAGATTTTGTACATGGTGTAGCAGACATACAAACACCACCATTTACTAGATCAGAATCAGAAGATATTTTCTTACTTGTTTGTACTCCTGTAACCTCACAAGGTATAGCAGACTACGGTACAGCAGACTGTGCAGCAGCAGATATAAATAGGGGTTATCGTCCTGCTTGTACTCTACAAGGAGGTAGTGCCATTCCCAACATGGCTATTCCAGGTTGCTTTATGCCAGGAATGGTGTACACAAGTCTGTATGTACTTAATGACACCAATGCTATTTACACCGTTGTTCCAGTTTAAGAGGTGATTTGTGAGTTCAACATATACCGTCACAAGAGATCAGATCATCTCTCTAGCTCTTCGTAAGCTAGGTGTTTTAGAAATAGGATCTGTACCTGATGCAGACACTATCTCTAACGCTGCAATGTCTTTGAACCTTCTTATCAAGCAATTGAGTACAGAAGGATTGAAGTTGTGGAAGGTGTCAGAACTTGTTGTTCCTCTCACTAACGGACAGAGTAGCTACATCCTAGGAGGCTCTACAAGCGCCTTGATGTACGACACACAGAACCCTACAGTGGCTATTACTGACAGGCCTCTGAAGGTCATTCAAGGCTTTTACAGAAACATCCAAGTCACACCCAACATCGACACACCAGTGTTGGTTATCTCTAAGCAAGAGTACAACGTACTTGGGTCTAAAGCTTCTACTGGTTCTAGCAACACTATCTTTTATGATGTCAAAGCTCTCAATGGCATCTTGTATGTGTACTTGACTCCTGATGCTAATACTAGTACTACTACACAGCTTCACCTAGTTGCTCAACTTCCTCTTAATGACATCAGTAGTGCTTCTTCTATTCCTGATTTCCCTAATGAGTGGATGAATACTTTGGTGTGGAACCTAGCTGATCAGTTGTCTCTTGAGTATGGTGTACCTATGAACTTTAGACAAGAGATTACACAACGAGCAGTAACTTACAAGACTATGCTTTCAGATTGGGATGTAGAAGCTTCTAGCACATCCTTTAGTCCAAATTTTAGATTTGTTACTAGTAACTCTTACAGCAGGTAACTATGGCTACAGAGCGTATAGCACTAACCCAACCAATAGAGTCCCGTAATGGGACTTTTGCTAAAGACTCTTATTCTTCTAACTGTGTCTTTGAATTCAGGGATCAGAAACGTGAGTTTGTTAAGAGACCTGGGTTGGTATTAGCTAAGCAAATTGTAGCTGTTACACCTCCTGCTGTACTTGCTAGTCAAGGTCTAGCTAGCTTTAACAGCAAAGTTATATCTGTTATTAATAACACGGTGTACAGTACTAATCCTACCTCTCCCTATGCAACTACTACTGTAGGTACTACATCTACTTCTACTAGTCAAAGCTACTTCATTAAGACTTTCTTAGATGCTTACTTGTTCTTTCACAACAAGATTAACGCATACCTCTATAGCAAAGCTGGTGTTTACAGTGCTATTACTAATGACAAGCTAGTAAGGATCAGTATTGCTAATGAAGGTCTTAGGTACAGTACAGGGATTACCCTTACCTTTAGTCCTGTTGGTCCTACTGCTACAGCTACTGTTGTTGATGGAAGCATTTCTACTGTAACCATTACCAATGCTGGTACTGGACTTGCTACTGCTCCTACGTGTACTGTTGTATTACCTGCTACTGTTACTCCTACAGGTACTGGCACTGTAGAGTTGTTTGACATCACTGTGTCTAGTGGTACAGGTATCTATGTAGGCATGAATGCTTCAGGTACTGGTGTAGCTCCTAATGCTACAGTTACCAACGTTAATGGAACAACCATCACTGTTGATATAGCACATACAGATGCTGTGTCTGGAACTATTACTTTTAGTGATCTAGGTTCTAATGGTATTCTTACACCAGCTCTCAATGCTTTTCCTACTGGACCCTATGTCCCTGGTGTTGTATTTTTAAATAACTATGTGTACATAGGTATTTCTTCTAGTGTTCCTATTACTGGTAACCGTATATACAACTCTAATGTAGGTGACCCTACATCTTGGGATGCTCTTAGTTACATTACTTTTGAACAGACTACAGATACTTTGGTAGGCATTGTTAAACACCTAAACTATCTTATAGCTTTTGGTGCTAACTCTACACAGTTCTATTACGATGCTGCTAATGCTGTTGGTTCACCACTAGCTGTGTCCCAAAGCTACACCAATGAAGTTGGTTGTGCTAACGGAGATAGCATTGTGTCTACTGATAACACTGTTCTTTGGATAGGAGTTACCAAGACTCATGGACGTAGTGTCTACATCATGGATGGTGTTAGTCCTGTCAAAGTTTCTACGGACAGTGTAGACAAACATCTAGAAGCTGATGACATGAGTAAAGTCACTGCCTTCTGCTACAAGTTTAATGGTCATACTTGCTACATCCTTACTCTCCATAACACCAACCAAACCTTGGTTTATGATATTAGTGCAAAGATGTGGTATACCTGGACTCAGTATGCTCTTGCTTCTAATGATCAACCTAACCCAGGTACTTACCAAGAGTCTTACTTTCGTCCTAGCTTCTATGCTGAAGTAACTGGTATTCCTTTTTGTCTTGATGACGATACTGCAAAACTTTACTACCTAGATACAAACACTTACCAAGATGATGGACAAGCTATCTACTGTAGGACAGTAACAGACATTGCTGATAATGGAACTACTAAGCGTAAGTTTTATGGTAGGTTGGAAATCATTGGTGATAAAGTTGCTGGTTTAATGCAGATTAGACACACTGGTGATGATTACAATAATTGGTCTAGCTACCGTAGTGTAGATCTTAATGTTTCTCGTTCTCAGGTCTATCTTAGTGGTGCTGATAGACGTAGAGCTTGGGAGTTCTTGTGTACTAGTAACGTTCCTCTTCGTTTAGATAGTGCTGAAATTGATTTCAGGGTTGGTGAGATGGATCAAGAACAAAATGTTGGTGGTGGTAGGTACAGGGGATAACTTTGAATCAAGTTGTAGAAGCTCCTATAGTAAGCTATGACCTTCGTACTACAAATGACAAGTTAGCTTTGGCTAAAGCACTTATGACTAAGGAACAAGTGCTCAACTCAGTCATTCATAGGTTTGGTGGTGGGTTGTATATTAGAGAGGCACACTACCCAAAGGGTACGTTTATTATTGGACAAGAGCATGTGTCTGAACACATGAATGTGCTTCTTAAAGGAAGCATCAATGTCATAGATGGAGATGGTGCTACACAGACTCTTGTTGCTCCACATATGTTTGTTGCTAAAGCTGGTAGCAAGGTAGGTTTTACTTTAGAAGACACTGTGTGGCAAAACATTTATGTTACTAGTAACACAGATGTAGAATACCTAGAATCAACTTTGTTTAAAGTACCAGGGATTCTTGTAGAGCATCAACAAGAAAAGCTAGCTTTAGAGTATCCTAAGCATGAAGAAGATAGACAAGACTTCTTGCTGATGATTGAAGAGTCTGGTTGGACTGTTGAAGATATTGAGTTAGTGTCTAAGCATAGAACAGACTGTGTTCCTTTCCCTGATGGAAGCTACAGCATCTGTTCTGGAAATTCTCCTATCCAAGGTAAGGGAATGTTCTCTACTGCTGAGATTAAACAAGGGAGTTTGTTAGCTCCTATGAGGCTTGGTGGTTGTAGAACTCCTGCTGGATACTTGATCAATCATTCAAAGAATCCGAATACAGCAGCTTTTAAAAATGATCTTGGAGATATGTTCCTAGTAGCAACTAGAGACATACATGGCATGGCTGGTGGTGACCTAGGTGAAGAAATAACCTTAGACTACCGACAAGTTATGAAGCTAAATAATCTTTGGAAGGGGACTAACAAATGTCTGCTGGAATCTCTTTAAGTACTATTGGCTCAGTAATGAGCATTGCAGGTAGTGTTAATGCCATGTCTGGTGGAAGTCTCTTTGGTGGTGGCAGTCCTTCTGGTGCTGAAGCACAAAGGATGGCTGATCCTTTTATGGACTATCGTAGTCAACTAGGTGCTATGTATTCTGGTGCTCTACAACCTGGAGCACAAGCTAATATCCAAGATATGCCTGGATATAGCCAGTTCAACACTGGTGTAATGCAACCTGCTATGCAAGCCTCTCAAAGGGCTGCTGCTGCCTCTGGACAACTGTACTCAGGGGGTGAGCAGCAAGCACTTCAAAAGATAGGTCAGCAGGGCTACTACGGCTTTATGACGGATTATCTAAATCGACTAGCTCAAGGTAGTGGTGCTGCTCAGAACCCTGCTCAAGCTGCTGGTATGGGTCTAGCCCAAGGCAACCTTAACCAACAAGGTGTTGCTCAAGGGTTTGGTGCTCTTCAACAACAGTTTGGTCCAGGTGGTGGAATTAGTAAAATGTTTGGTGGTGGTGGTAACTACGGTGGTGATGGTCTTCCGATTAACAACGCTGGGACCAACATGGGTGGTTTTGGTGAAAATGCAATTGGATACAGTTAAATCATGGCATTCCTAATGACCGATGTCGCTGCTGGTAGCACTGCTGCTAGACAGATGCAACAGAATGTTTATGGTGCTCAATACGACCAACAGAACATTGATGCTGCTGCTCAAAAAATACAACTAGACCTACAACAAGAACAAGCTAACATTGAGAAGACTAAGCTTGTTAATCTAGTTACTGATACTAACTTTAAAGCTGCTGAACAATCTAAAACTAAGCTACAACAACTAACAGCTTCTCCTGAATTTATAGCTGCTAATGATCAAGGTAAGCTTAGGCTAGCTGCTGCTATTCAATTTCAATCTGGTGACATAACTAATGGTGTCAACACTTTAGATGCAGTTGGAAAATTAGAAATGAAAGAGGTCTTAAAAGATCTCAAACAACAAGAAGTTACTCGAAATGTTATTGGTAACGCTTATGCTACTGTAAAGAATGCTAGTACTGAAAGCAGTAGGACAGGAACACAAGCTGGAGAAGAAACAACTCCGTTTCAATCTTTAATAGACAATCTTCCTACAGAAACAAAAGAACTTATTAAAAAAGAAATACCAAGGTTCTTTGAACAAACAGATCAGAAGCTTCAGAAAATGCAGCTTGAACAACTTCATTTGAACGCATCAGGTCAAAACAATGCTGCTACAAATGAAACTCGTCTTGAAATAGCAAGAATATCAGATCAATGGCGTGAAAGAAATAACGCTACTCAACTTCAAATAGCTGAACTACGAAGAGCTAAAGGTAGTGGCTCAGATGCTGAAGATCGTAGAGCAGATCGTCAACACAATACTTCACTAAGAATTGCTGGTCGTGTTGACTATGAGTACAGAGACAAAATAGATCTAGCAAAAGCAGCTTGGGAAAAAGCAGCGGTTATAGATCGAGCAAGCACTTGGATGGGAATGGGTGCTTCTGATGAAAAGAGTGCTAAAACTCGTGAAGCTAAAAATGAACTTGCTTCAACTAAAGCTTGGAATAAATACCAAGATCTTAAGAGAGAAGCTGTTCAAAAGAAAATAGATGCTATAGAAATGATGCCCGAAGGACCACAAAAGAATAGGCTTCTTGAAGGTTATGATAGAGAGTTTGAAGCTACTGGTAGGAACGCACCAACAGAAGATGATGAAAAAGCTAGTAAGGTTAAACCTACTACTCTTCCTCTAGATCAAACAAATGCTGCTTTTACTACTCCTAGTGGGTCTAAGCCTACTAGTGCTGCTGCATCTAGTGGTGCTGGTAAAGCTGGTCCACCACTTAATGTTCCTCCCATTAAACCTGCTGCACCTCTAGAAAAAGCTACTACACAATCTGATTTTGATTCTAAGTGGGCTAAGCTTAAAGCTGGACAAAAACTAATCGCACCTGATGGCAAGACCTACACTAAAGGTTAACTATGGCTTTTACTCCACCATCAGATGCTGTTGAAACTCAAGAGTCTAAAGATGTTACTAGTAGCACATCTTCGTTTAAACCACCTAGTGACGCTGTAGAAAGTAAACAATCAGATATAGACTGGAAGAACATAGGTCGTACTAGTGTTGAAACTGTGCCTGCTGCTACTGCTGGTCTTGCTGGCTTTGGTGCTGGTATGGTTGCTGGTGCTAAATTATCTACTGTAGTTGCTCCTCTTACTGGTCCTCTAGCTCCTGTTACTGCTGGTGTACTTACGTTTGGTGGTGGTCTTGGTGGTGCTTTTTTAGCTTCTGGTGCTGCTCAAAAAGTTACTGATTTGATGCACGAAGCATTTGCTCCAGAAGATTACAAGGCTCGTCAAGCTCAGAAAGCTGCTAATCCTTACGGAACATTTGCTGCTCAGACCTTAACTAATATTGCTGGGATGTCACCTAAGACTATCCCTGAAGTAGCTGGCAAAGTATTTACCAAGCCTCTAGTCCAACGTGGTGTATCCGCTGGACTCACTGGCAGTATTGAAGCTGGTGCTGAGTATGCTACTGAAGGAAAAATAGATCCCATTAAAGTACTTGCTTCTGCCGCAGCAGGTGCAGCTATGCCAGGGTTTAATCCTTTTGGTAGAAAAGCTTTTGAAGCTGGTGAAAGTGCTGCTAGAGCTGTGCTTCCTAAGACATCTGCACGTAGTAGTAGTACTAGTCAACCACCTCCACCACCACCGGATCAACCACCTGCTGGTGCTACTCCAGAAGAGAAAACACAGTTCCTTAAGAACCTACAAGAAGCTAAAGCTCAAAGGGATAGCACTAGGCCTCTTGTTGAAACTGCTATTAGGAACAAAGAGACTGGTGAGATTGAACGCATGGGTCCAAAGCATGACCCAGCCCGTATAGCTGAGACTGTTGATACCTATGACCAAGGCTTTGTAGATGATGCTGGTAACTTCCACACTCGTGATGAAGCTGTTGACCAAGCTAAACGCAGTGGTCAAATATCTAAAGATCAAACTCTAGAAAATGTTCCTAAAAGAACTTTGACTGATGTTGAAGTTGAAAAAGCAGGAGGCTTTAAAATGCCTCTTGATCAAGTAGCAAAAGAAGGTGATGACATCATGTCTCCGTGGCTTATGGCTGACGGAAAAATAATAGGTACAGGACAAGATCACATAGGATTTGCAGGAAACCTTATTGAAACTTTGCCTAATGGTTACAGTGATTTTATGAATCAAACTGGAGCAATACGATCCAGTATGAGCATAGATGCTGTAACTGGAGAGTATGTTGTCAGTCTACATATGGCAGAAGGACAAGCTCCTACTGCACAACAAGTTAAAACTATAGCTGACATTGAAGGTATTCGTGGTAAACCAGTAACTATCTTGCTTGGTAGAGCAGATGGTTTGGTTAATCCAGAATACAAACCTATTACATTAAAAGAACTACAAGCTAGTGCTTCTAAACAAGAGTCTGGATTAAAAAGTAGTGACCTCCGTAAAGCTGGTGATGAACGTTTTAATCTAACTGGTAAGCGTCCAGTTACTCTTGGAGACACTACTGCACCTAGGTATCTTTATCATGGTACTAGAGCTGATGTAGAACAAATGATTACCCCTAATGGGGATCTTGTTCTTATGCCATCTAGTAACTTTGGTGGTAAGACAACTAGCTTTTCAATGACTCACAACCTAGATGTAGCAACTGATTACGCTACTCGTGTTAAAGGTGGTGGTCCTGATGGTTTTACATTTAAAAATTCTAAGATTATTAAGATTCATTCTGATGCCCTACCTGAAGGTGTAAGCCGTGAAAGTGGTGAAGAATGGGCACTCAACACTGACAAACCTACAGTTATTCCCAAAGGTAAGTTTGAGATTATTGAACATCCACTTAGTGGAAAAGAACTTGGAGAAAATCCAGAGTACACAATACGTGAATATATCGATGACAACTATAGTGAATTAGAACAAGAGTCGTTGTATGCTAGTGGAGAACCAGCAGAAAACCCTGTTTTTATGGAAGGATATTTAGAGACTGCTTGGTCAGAGCAACCTGAAAAACTTGCTAAACACTACGAACTATCTAAAAAAGAAGCAGAAGAAAAAACTAGATTAAAAGAAATTGTAGAGCTACGAGCTACAGGTCTTTATAAAGAACCTGCTGTTGAATGGGGTAAAGCTAAAGATTCTAAAGAAGTTTTAGTTGAACCTACACCAGAAGTAGATCGCACTACAACTAATCCTCGTGACGTTAAGGATGCACAAGAATTCTTTGAAATCTCACAAGAGATCTTTGAGAAGCATGGTGAAGTAGAAGCTATTAAGTTCTTTGAGGGTTACCAAGAGTACAAAAAGACTTGGTTAGAACCCATCAGTGAAACTGAAAAGTATGTTGGCATCAACATAAGAAATAAACAAGCCAATGAACGGATCATTCACAACGAAAAAGAAGAAATACTTAAAGGCATCCCTGATGCTAATCGTCGTGTAGCTGTTGCTGAAGCTATTGACAAGGGTGACTTGTCTGGTCTTAGCAAAGAAGAAATAGCTATTGCTAATAAATACCAAGATCTCGTTAAAGACATTGGTGATCGTGCTGTTAAAGAAGGCGTAGTTAAAGGTCTTTTGGACAACTACGTATCACACATTCTTGATTGGGTTGGTGCTCCCAAGGGTGCTCGTGAACAGTTTATAAACGAGATCTTTGGTAAAGGTGCTAGTGATCCTTCTATGAGGGGTATGGATGTTACTAGTAAATTTGCTAAAGAACGTAAGCTACCTACCTTTGAACAACTAGAAGCTTGGCTTGACACTGTTAACGAACGCATAGCTGCTTCAGGTAAGACCGCCTGGAGACTTAAACTTAAAACTAAAGACATTGCAGAAGTCTACAAAGAATATGCCTTGTCAATGGAAAAAGCTATTGAGAACAAGAAGCTTGTAGATAGTCTTAAACAAGTGCGTAACGTTGCTGGTGAATCCACAATTAAGGAAGTCAACAAAGACAATCCTATGCCTTATGGTTGGGAGATGATGAACATCCCTCAATTCTCTGGTTATGCTGTACATCCAGACATGATGCCAGCTTTGAAGTTTGTTTTTGATGCTGGTCCTGGTGACCTCATGAAAGCTTTGGGGTTTGTTTCTCAACTGTCTAAACGTATGAACGTTGTTGGCAGTTTCTTCCATGCTAAGTCTTTGATGGAAGTTATGAGTAGTGCTCAGATACCTATCTGGACACCACTTAAAGAAGCTTTCGTATTGCCTTTGGTTGAGAAGGGTGTTAAAGCTTTTACCGGAAAAAACCTTCAACTGTCTGCTGTATCTAAAGCAGTTGAACAATTTAAAAAAGGTGGTGTAGGAACAAACGTAGACAGGTGGATTAGACAAGATGGTCTTGTTCTAGAAATGCCTGAAGATGTTGCACAAGGAATTATTACTTCTATCGGTAAGTTTGCTGACTCAATGATTGGTAAATACGGTCCTAAGACTAGAGTGCTTGAAAAGTCTTTGTCTGTTGTTGAGAAATACACTCTAGGTTTGTTTGATAAATACACTTGGGATTACTTGCACACTGGTGGCAAGATTATGGTTGCTGATGCTTATCTAGATAAAGCTCGTATGAAAGCTTTTGAAGAAGGCAGACCATTTGATGAGACACAACAACGTAAAGAGATTGCTAGGTTTGTTAACGATAGCTTTGGTGGTATCAATTGGTTTGATGCTGCTACTAGTGCTCGACAAGAGTTTGCTAGAAGAATGGCAGACTCTACTAGAGGCACTGGGATAGCAAGCAAAGCACTAGATAAAGTTTCTGAAATTAAATCTAGAGCTTCTATGGCAGCATTTAGTCCTGCTGGTCGTAGAGGTCTTCAGTTGGCTTTGTTTGCTCCTGACTGGACCATATCTACTGTCCGTGCTTTTACTGCTGCTCTACCTAAGCAACTCAATCCTACTAAGTGGCAACCGGTAGAAGGCATCAAGGGTATGATGACACCCACTACAAAAGCAGACTACGCTAGGTTGTATCAATTCAAGACTGCTTTGACGTACTTTACTTTGATCAATACCATTAACTTGCTGACTGCCAATCGTCCTGTTTGGGAGAACAAAGATCCTACCCGGATAGAGTGGCCTGATGGTACATCCATGCAAGCTATGAAGCACGCTATGGAACCGTATCATTGGATGATGGACCCAGCTAAAACACTCTCTAACAAACTTGGGTTTATTCCTAAAGCCACTGTTGTTGGTATTGCTGGTGTTGAGTATGCTAGTTCTTCTGCTCAAAAACTAGTTGATCCTAGTGCTTTGGGTAGACTTAAAGCTGTTGCTAGTATGTTCTTACCTTTCCAAGCTTCTGCTGCTATAGCTGCTCCTCCAGGAGAAGGTACTAAGAGAGCGATACTAGGAACAATGGGCTTACCTGTTTATGGTGCTACAGCAGAACAAAAGAAAACAGTTAGAGCAGAACGAGAACTAATTCTTAAAGAAAACTCTTGGAAGTACCATGAAAAAGAAATAAAAAGAGGTAGAGAAGAGCCTTCTGCAAAACATGATCAAATTAAAAGATCTTTGGAACGTAGTAGAAAAAAACTTGAAGAACAAAAAGGTGAGCAATGAACCTAAACACACCTATCCCTCAAGATAAAATTGAAGAGTCTTTTGTTTGGAGAGATTGGTTTCAAAGGCTTAGCAATAAAGTCTTTGGGAACATGGCTGACCAAAACTCTAATGATGTGTCCATTACTGGTGGTAGCATCAAGGTAGATTCACTAGCTGTTACTAGTGGTAAAGATGGTCAGCTTCTGATAGGTAGGACATCAGACCACAAGTTTACTCCTGCTTATCTTACTGCTGGTACTGGTGTATCCATAGCTACTGGACCATCAACTATTATTATTTCTCAGTCTAGTACAACTATTAAATCCTATGGTGCCTTTCATGACACTACCACCCAGTCTTCTACTGCTACTACGATTAAAGCTATCACATTTAATGCAACTGATCTTTCTGTAGGTGTAGCTATTGGTTCTCCTACATCTAGAATTGTTATTACAAATCCAGGTGTATACAACATCCAGTTTAGTGCAGAAATATCAAACCCTTCTTCTCAAATTGATGATGTAACTATTTGGCTTCGGCAAAATGGTGTAGATTTATCCAACTCTGCTGGTATTGTTGGGTCACCACCAAAGCATGGTGCAATCAATGGGCATACAATTATTGGGTGGAATTACATTGTTCAAGCCGCTTCCAACGATTATTTTGAGTTGTATTGGATTACCGACAATGGTACAACTCAAATCTTGACCTACCCGGCATCTACAGTGGCTCCGATACACCCTCAATCACCATCCATGATTCTTACTGTACAACAATTATGAACTTATCTAATACTGGTTTGTCTCTACTTAAAACTCTAGAAGGTTTTAGGGGTAAACCCTACCCTGACTCTGGAGGTAAGATGACTGTTGGCTATGGTCATTTGATTGTTAAAGGAGATGGTGTATCTACAGACAACACTATTGACCAAGTTAAAGCTACTGAACTTCTAACTAAGGATGTACAGAACGCTGTAACTTGTGTAAGCAATTGTGTTACTAGGACCATTAACCAAAATCAGTTTGATGCCTTGGTAATCTTTGCTTACAACGTAGGTAACCATGCTCTACAAAACTCTACTTTGTTAGCTAAGCTTAATGCTGGTGATTTAGAAGCTGCTAGTAAACAATTTCTTGTGTGGAACAAAGTAAAGTTTAAAGGTGCTTTTTTAGAAGTTGCTGGTCTTACTAATCGCAGGCTTGCTGAACAGAAGCTCTTTAACACTCCTGTAGGAGTTTAAGATGGGACTTGATGCCACTGGTTTAAGTGCTATCTCTGATCTTGCTGGTACAGTTATCAACAAGATATGGCCTGACAAAAGTGAAGCTGAGAAACAACAACTAGCTGCTGCTGTTATGGTTGTTCAAGGACAACTAGACATCAACAAGGTTGAAGCTAGTAATCCTAGTGTGTTTGTATCCGGTTGGAGACCAGCTTTAGGTTGGGTGTGTGGTGCTGCTTGTGCTTGGAACTGGATTGGTCTTCCTATTGTTAAGGTTGCTATAGGTTTTACTTCTTACAAATTGGAAGTAGCACCTGCTGACATATCAGAAATGATGCCTATTCTTATGGGTATGTTGGGTTTAGGTGGACTAAGAACCCTAGAAAAGATTAATCATGTAGCTGCTAAGTAATAACATAAAAAAAGCCCCTTAATAGGGGCTTCTTACTTTTAGGAACTGTGTTACTAGTTACACACCACAACTTCCACCCTTACCACTGATGTCACAGATGTCATGTTCTTCAAAGATGACACCTTTGTGCTTCATAGCTTCTTCGTAAGGGACTTCGGTTAGGGGTTGACCTCCACGACTTCCATCTGGATAGCATGTGAATCCGCGAAGCCTCGGAGCATACTTAGCAAGTATTGATGCAAACACTCCAACTGAACTTTCTTCGTTCCCTTTTGCATTCCACGAAGGAAGATTGATTGTGGATGAAATTGACATGTCAACATAATCTTGTACGTCTGCTTGGAACTTAATTCTCTGCTCATAGTTATGGCTTAATTTGTAGGCAGTATTAATCGACTCTGGGGCAAGATCATACTCTTTGATAAGGAGGTCTGCGGTGGAGTCAACAACATATTCATATTTCCACTTTGTACCATCGGTGAGATAACGCCTTTTATAAGCGACAGAGAATAGTGGTTCAATTCCCGTTGTAGTACCTGCAAGGATTCCAATGCTCCCAGTGGGTGCAATTGCTCGATATGCTGCTGGACGAGAGACAAACAATCGGTCACAGTGATTGTTGGCTGCTGATTCTGATCCATCTTTGTATTCCTTTAACCAAGTGTGTAGTTCTGGTGTTACTTCGTAGGAGCTTTTTCTTTTGAGGAGCCACTCGTGTATACCCATAAGGCCCAACCCGAGCCTTCGGTTCTTCTCTCTAACCTTATAGACTTTCTCGTAAGGGAGATCTGCTCGTAGTGTCCCGCAGACAAGGAATTTACTTCCCAGTTCAACCACCGATTTGAACTCTTCCAGACTCTCAATATTGCCCATATTGATTGAGCCAAGATTGCATACGTCACTATCATCTTCAGACGTAACTTCGGTGCAGGCATTTCTAAGCGTTTCATTTTGCTTATCTCCGAAGTTAAAGGAGAACCCTGGTTCACCAGTCTCCATTGCTTGACGAACATTCTGTAGGAAAATAGGGTTGTCTGCTAGTCCACCATCTAAAGAAGCATCATCGTAGTTAACACTGATGTTAGTCATGTCCAAAGGAGCATGAGCATTGAAGTCTTTCTCTTTAGCAGCTCTTACTTCTGGTGTCCAGTTCTTAGTAACAAGGAACTTATTAACGTCTGGATGTTGCCAATTAAGACTCGCGTAGATTGCCGAGCGTCTGCTGCCTCCTTGCATGACATTACGCCCGATTTCATTGATCGCATACATGAGTGGTATAGGTCCAGAAGCAGTGCCTCCAGTTCGGCTAAGTGTTTTACCTGCTGCTCTAAGCCTTGAGTAATCAATTCCAATACCTCCACCAGTCATGAGGCAAGACATAGCTCGCCAAGTTACTGAAGACCACTCTTCCCGAGTGTCCTCTTCAGCACGAAGAAGATAACAATTGTTATATGCCTTGAAGGGTCTACCTGCGTAGTACAGGTATCGACCACCTGGAACAAACTTCATCTCTTTAATGTACTGTGCAAGTTGTTTACGGTCACTGTCTGACATCAACTTGTTACTAGTACCCCAACGAGTACCACAAACATCCTCTACCAACCTGTCAGCAAGCTGATCCCAGGTGTCACTAGGGTTTTGTGCGTACTTAAATCTAAAAATGTTAGCTGCAAAGCTAGTCTTAAAGCTACCGTCTATCGTCTTGGTCATCATCATCAACACAATCCTTTTGTAAAAAGTCTTTATATTTTTTAGACTTCTTTATGTCTTCGGAGCTAAGGGAATGCTTTACCCTATAGGTCTTTGTCTTCCAGTTAAAACCTCCTTCTGTTCCTTTGTTTTTGTGATCTTTCTTTTGTTTGATAGTCATGGTGGTGTCTAGCACAAAACAATTATCAACCCAATAACACACACTAGGATTAGTGCCCAAAGCAAGCTACTTTTAAAAGCAGATCGGTAGTACAACAAGTCTGCATCCTGTTCTTCACTCATTTTACGTTTTACTCCTTTCAGGCCAGTGTTTTGGTCTGTGATACCAGTGAACAACCATGTGTTTGTCCTCATGCTTATCAGCATACTTGGTAACTTGTTTTAGGTTATCAGAGTCAAAACAAGTCCAACTCCAATGTTTACCATCCCACCAACGTAAAGTGTGGTGACCCGTAGGCCACCAACCAACACTAGGAGGACGAGAAGTATACGCTCTTTGACTAAACAATTCTTAATCCCATAAATTCTGCTAGTTGAAAGACACTGTTGGGTGCATGAAGTCTATTAGCATTGCGAGGTAGAGACTCACGAGCTTTGAGCTTTTTTACAAGAATACGTTTTGCTTCACGCATCTTCTTGAGAATCTTAGCTTCCGCTATTTCATCATTACGTAGCGCATCGTAGAACTGAGGTTCAACCCACAGTGCCCCGTACAGCTTCAGGACTCCAAGCCTGCGGTTGATTGTAAGCAATCGGTTTACTTTGTCTTTGCTAAATGTTACTAGCAACGCTGCTATTTCTGCAGAACGTAAACCATTAGGTAACCCCATAACAACGGAAGCACAACGCGCAACATCTGGACTGCTATCTTGTATCTGTGACATCACACACACTGCGTCATATAGTCTAAATACCACGCCGCTTTTTCGATGGACTCTTTGCCACCCTTGTGCCGTTCCCGCCAGATGTATTTCATGGCGTTGCCCTTGCAGTAGCCCCGAAACTCTTCCTCAGTCAGCGCAGACTGGATTGCTTCGATGCACTCAATCGCCCCTTGCTTGTAGTGCGGTGGGCTTTTTACGTTATCCTGCGCCGCCCGGTGAGCAGCCCGCGCTGCCGAGTCGACATCAATTGATGAGTAAGTGTCCGGCCAAGGTTGTGTAACTTGTTCGCGTGTCATTTTCCGTCATCCGTCATTGAGTTGATGTGCCGCAGCGCGCATTCGTAGTGACGCGGACCAAACGTCCAGCACTCCGGCCCGTGCGTACCGATGTGGCCTTCTCGGGCATCTTGGTATTTTAGTTCTCGCTTTAGGCGTTCGTTCTCTGCTAAAGCATCGCCTAGCAGAAGGTCTAGCTTGCGTTCTGTTTCAGTCATGTGTTCTTTTCCCTAAGCATTGCTTCTATAGCCGCTGCAATTAGCTTGCGTGTTTTCAACCCATCACGGCCACGGCCACGGTTCTGGAAGCAATCGTGTATCTCTCCATCCGTCAGCCCTTGCCATTGGGGTTTCGGTTCGACCCAGAACAACTCTCCAATCTGGTCTGCCGTGTACGCGCCAAAATCGTTACCGGCCCACTTAACAAGCGTTTTGCCAGATGTGGATGTAGCCCACACCGTGCATAATTCGTCGGTTTCAATGCAGCGCAAAACGTCTCCTCGGGCTATCCCCCCCAACTCTTTTGAACAGGCATAACAAAGCATTGCTCGTTTGCACGTTTCCCCGCAGCAGTCCCCCTGCGGTTTTGTGTAAAGCGGCAAAGCTCTTTGGTTTTCTTTAATATCGGTTGGGTTATCGGTTACATACACAGAATTCCCGTCTTCTGTGTAAACCATATATGCTATGGGTTTAGTCATTGCGTTTTCCGGTGAACGTATACCGATACTCCTGTGTCAGGATCTGTGTAAACTAATTCAGGTTCACACCAGCAGTTCTCACTATCAATGTGCTCAGGTTCTTTGGGCAGGTCTTCCTCCCCTTCAGTTTTCCCCCAGTCGCATGACATTACGGTTTCTCCTTCCTATTCCTTGCCAGCGTAGCAACAATGTTTGCCTCTAGTATGCCCTGCTCATACCCCATCAAGAACATCTCTACAAACATCCATTCGTAACACCGGGCGATAACAACATCCTTGCCGTAAGGCTCTTTTTGCGCAACGACATTGATGGTGTTACTACCATCTCCGCGCTCAAGACGGAACCCATTTTGTTCGGCCCTGTCTTTGCACCATGCAATGCGGGATTCAATGATCCAGGGGTTTGGGTTTACGCTCATGGCTCAATCCCAAAATGGTTCATTATCAAAGACTTAACGGTATCGCCGCAGTAACATTCCTCCGCAAGTTCAGCGCACTCCCGAACAATCAGATCAGTGAACTTGTGTATACCCTGTTTAGCATAATCATCCAATTCGTCCCAGCATCCCTGTGCAGTTAGCCCTGACAGGTATAAACACTGTTCAATTCGTTCGTTCATCACTTGATTCCTATACTGATATGATTATTCATGGCTCAATCCCAAAATGGTTACAGATCAGCAACTTGACGTTTCCCCCGTAGTTGACGCTCAACTCGGCGCACTCCCGGACAATCAAATCGGCGAACCGCTCAATGCCGGCGTAGTCAGTCGAGAAGTCTTCCCGCCCACGGTGGTCAACGTAAACGTCGAAGCAACCGTCTATAAATGTTCGGATTCGTTCGTTCATTGTTTAACTCCAAAATGTTGTCTGACGTATTGCACAGCATCATCAAACCCATGAAACACAAGTAGGTTAATGCAATCCAGCACAATCAACTTGGCAAGTTTCTGCGAGTACAACTGCTCCCTGGTATACCCGGTCTCTTTGTAGTTGTACTCCTCATAACTCCA